CCTAGTTTGTCAAGTATTGCTTGTTCAACACTTTCAGCTGTATCTTCAGCATGCTCAATATCAAATTTTGCATGATGACTATAGGCCCAGATATTTATGGAAGTCTTTTTCATTTACACACCTTGTTGTAGTTAAAAAAAGGGCCGTTTTTAGGCGGCCCTTTAAATTATTTATTATGCTCCTGGAGATCCGAAGATACCTCTAGGGTCAGAGAAACCAAATACGTATCTCTCTCTAGCTTTGTATCTAACGTTACCAGTATCGAAGTCACCTTCCATAGTCGTTTTGATCGGTGATCTAACGAAATGTTTTAGACCATTTGGAACATCAGTTTTGATAAAAAATGCATCAGTATCAGTTAAGTAATGGTTTACAGTATAACCTTGAGAAACCATTCCCATGTTTTTGATTGCATTGATATCATTATCTGCAGTACCAGTTCTACCTTCAGACTTCATAAGTCTGTCAGCAGTAAATTGAAGCTCAGAAGGGATGATTAATTTCATTCCTCTTGCTGCAATTTTTAGTCCTCTTTCATCTGTGAAAGCTGAGATATCAATTAAAGACTGCTCTAAAGAAGTTTCGTTTAAATCAGCAGAAGTTGCTAATTCATTTGCGAAGTTTCCTGAAAGCGTAGGGTGAGCAGTAGAACAAAGTTCTACACCATCACCACCAGCAAAAGTTGCGTTGAACGCATTGTTCAATACTGCTGCTGCTTTAACTTGTTTAGTGTTTGCCATAGATCTTGCTAACGCTTTTGTATATCTAGACGCAAGTCTGTCATACAAGTTATCTTCGATAGCTTCTTCTGTGATTGCAAACGCTAATGCGATTGTTTCGTTAGTGTAACGTGCTGTGAAAGTTTCTTGTGCATCATCAAACTGAACGCCTTGGCCTTCAGGTTTAACTGTTGCATTCGCAAAACCAGATAACATTACTTCTTCTTCGAAAGCTCTGTCAGATGATTCTGTGTCAAAAATTTCAGCATGCTCGTTAGCATACGATTTGTACTCTAGTCCGAATAAAGCATTCAAACCAGGTTCTAGTTCTTTAACTAGTTGTGCTCTTGATATAGCCATAGTTTATTTCTCCTTATTCGCTATTAGTTGTACAATGCTGAGGCTGGTTGAATAACAACGACAACTTGAGCGCCTGCAGTTAGCAGATCGTCTTGTTCTTCGATGTTAGCATTTCTTACCATTCTAAACATTCCATTTGTTGCACTTGCGCCGTTAGTCGCTACTGAAAGAGTAATTCTAGACAGTCCGTCTATAGCGTCGCCATCAACTTCATCAATTGGGTTGAAGAAGTTTACACTGTTAAGTAATGCTTGAGCTGCTGCGGCAGAGCCGGCAAGAGCTGCATTTAATCTAACAGTATATTCTTGTGCAGGGTTAGTATTTGCAAAAGCAATGATATTATCACTACCTGTGTTGTAGTCTTTACTTGTTGTAACGCCAGCAACAACTGAGTTTGCAAAAGTTGGTTTTCCAGTAGAGTCAATATAAAAAGCTCCGTTGAAAACACCAGCAATTAAACCAGTATTCGATGTGTTATTTGCCCAAGCTTTTCCACCTACAACTCCGTCATCCATCGTTGCTTGCGCAGCGTTTTGTAGGAATCCTTGGTTACCTGCAGATTGTATATTTACAGGATCGCCTTTGAAAGTAGATTTGCCAGGAGCAGTTTGGATTTGAAATTCAGACTGACCACCTGTAGCTGGAGTATTTCCAACTGTCATAGTCTGTCTAAAGCCAAAACCTTTTCTATCCGATTGTAGCATATGTTTTTTCCTTTATTGTGTACCTGCCCCGAAGGGCCTCCAGTACGGATTTATTTTATTTTTGTTGGACTTAGAAATTGCTAAATAACTATTTCTTTGTACCACCAAAAGTTACACGAGTTTGCCTTTCACTATTGATTGGCATACTTGGGTGCTGGTCCTTCAAAAGATCGTTGTTGATAGCATCGTCTTTGTCTTGAGTCTGCTTGTCGTAATAAGCTTCGATTTGCTTTGCGATCTCTTCTGGTATCTTAGCCAGCAATAAGCCTCCTACTCCAATAACTCCCGCATACTTACCTGTGGTTTCAGTTGGAAAATCTTGATCTGGATAATCTTCAGCTCTCACTAATTCATATCCTTCTCTTAAAGATGCTGCTACGTTTTTCGTATCGTTGAATCCCATAGTTTCAGCTCTTATCCATCTGTGTCTATACCCTGCAGGTGGTTCGGGTGCATCGAGTGATGAGGGTGGAGTCCAAGTTTTTGTAGCTGTTGTTTTAGCTCTTGTTTGACTCGCACGTGAGGTTTTTATATCTTCGTTTTTCATTTTATGCTCCTTCCGTGATTTTTAATTGTTTTGCATAATCTTCTAATGGCACGCCTAGTCTTTTAGCAATTGCTACCTGTGATGGCGAGAGTTTCACAGTTTTATTTTTGCGTCCAGTTGAGCTCGAACGTCTAGCTGATGCTACATTCTGAACAGGTTTTGTTCTTTCTGTAGTTGAACTGTCTATCTTATCAAACTTATGGGGAAATTCAAGTCTTATTCTTGAATCTACTTCTTCATAATATTCGTCAGATTGAGGGTCATATCCTTCTTGTTCTACAAGCGTTTTATGTAGATCAAAGGCAGTATGAGTCATAGCTGAATCACTACC